GCAACTGTTACAGAAATTATTGCTGGCTCTGGGGCTGCATCTGATTTCGAGGCATTCGGTTGTAAAATCACCTACAACACTCTGCCTGAAGAAAGCACTACGTTAATCTTAGACAAGAAAGAAAATAGCTTCGAGATGTAATAGAGTCAGCGTAAGCTGGCTCTTATTTTTTGATAAGGAGATGACATGTCAGTAATCAATATTGATCTTAAGCGTACAGGTTTCCCTGTGAAAATTGGAGTAGTTGAGCTTTGGTTTGACACAAGTCAAGAGCGACTCCTTGAATTTTTTGATATCGAAGCTGAGATTGCACGTCGATTAAGCGAGTATGAAAAACAAATCATTGAGGCAAATCTCGGCAAAAAAATTGAAGAAGAAGGTGTTACTAAAGAAATTGCTAAGGGTGCTTTGGATTTAGAAGCTAAATACCTAGAAATTAACTATGACTTACTATTTGGAGAGGGTACTTTTAATAAACTTTACGAAGTCTACCCTGACAAAGAAGCGTTAGAAAACACTCTTGAAGTGGTCTCTAGAGAAATTGAGCAGAAGCTTGATGAATTGAAAGCCGAACGTCAAAAAGTAGTGGAAGAGAAGGTGAAAAAATACAAAAAGAAGTGAGGTAGCTTATGAAACTAAACGATCGATTGGTAGATTCGTTTGAGTTTAGAGGCAAGACCTACCCAATTAACTTATCTTTTAATCGTGTGCTAGATGTTTTTGACGTGATTAAAGATACTTTTTTAAATGAGTTCGAAAAATGTCTTATCTGCATTGATATCTTGCTAGATAGAGATGATTTACCATTAGAATTGTCGCTTGAGTTGTGGATTTACATAAAAGAACACTTTATCGACAAAGAAAGAAAACAAAAACCACAGCTGGATATCAAGGGCAACCCTATGCCTACACTGGAAAAACCAGAAGAGCATAAGAAGATAATCGATTTTACCGCAGATGCGAGCTATATCTACGCTAGTTTTAGGCAAGCATATCAGATTAATCTCTTTAAAGAGCATGATCGCTTGCACTGGATGGAATTTACAACGCTGTTGGACGCACTGCCAGACAACTCTATTATGCAGCGCATTATAGCTATCAGGCAGTGGGAAGATGATGGTAAGGGAGATAAAGAACATAGAAATAACATGCGTAAGCTAAAGGCTAAGTACAGTTTAGATGACGGAGAGGAGGAAGACGATGGCAGCTGATGGTAAGGTAACGATACTTGTTGACGTTGATGGTAAGCAGGTAAAGGTGCTCAATAGTGAGTTAGATAAAGTTGCTAAGCATGGTGACAAAGGAAGCTCCTCTCTTAAAAAATTTGCGGTTGGTGCAGGAGTATTTAAATTAGCTTCGGCTGCAGTTGATTTGGTTAGCCAATCTCTTGGTAAGGCCATTACAAGGTTTGACACACTCGAAAAATATCCAAGGGTGATGAAAGCAATGGGCCATAGCGCTGAGGATGTTGCAAGGTCAACAGATAAGCTGGCTAATGGGATTGATGGGCTGCCAACAACTCTAGACGAGGTTGTCGGAACTGCTCAACGCTTGACCTCTATCACTAAAGATATCAATAAGTCGACCAATCTCACGCTAGCTTTAAACAATGCCTTTTTAGCTTCAGGAGCTTCATCAGAGGCTGCCAGTCGAGGTCTAGAGCAATATGCTCAAATGTTATCAGCTGGTAAGGTTGATATGCAAGCTTGGAAAACTCTCCAAGAAACAATGCCTTATGCTTTGCAACAAACTGCGGAAGCTTTTGGATTTGCAGGAGCATCAGCTCAAAAGGATTTTTATGAGGCGTTAAAAAATGGCCAAATAACATTCGATCAATTTTCCAACAAGTTGATCGAGTTAAATGACGGTGTCGGTGGTTTTGCAGAATTAGCAAAGGAAAATAGTAAAGGGATTGAAACCTCTTTTAACAACATCAAGAACGCTATTGCAAAAGGTGTGGCCAATAGCATTAAGGCTTTGGATGACTTATCTAAGGCTGCAACAGGCAAGGGCATAGCTGATCATTTTGATAGTTTAAAAGTTGTTATCAACGCCTCTTTTAGTGCAATTAACGCCAGTATTAAAGCTAGTACACCGCTATTTAAGCTTTTGTTTAGCGTTATTGGAGCTGGAATATCAGTCGTTAAAGCTCTGTCGCCTGCCTTAGTTGGTGTAGCATCTGGGCTAGCTGCCATGAGGACAGTCAATGAGACCATAACAATGATTAAAGCTTTAAACAGAGCTTGGGTTATGGCATCTGCATCAATGAGCATTGGCGCAACAACCATTAAGACTGTGACTGCGGTGCAAGCGGTAAGTACCACAATGACTAAAGCTGATATGGTCGCAAGATTGTCTCAGTTAGGTGTACTAAAAGCGAGCACAGTTATTTATGGTGTTATGACTGGCGCTATCAGTTTATCTACTGCCGCGACCATAGCTAGTACTGCTGCGGTAACTGCGTTAAAAGCAGCACTTGTAGCCTTAACAGGTCCTGTCGGTTGGGTAGTTGGAGCTATCGGTGCTTTGGTTGCTGTTGGAGTAAGTTTGTGGTCATGGCTAACTAAAGAGTCAGATGAGACTAAAAAGCTGAAAAAAGAACAAGAAGGGCTAGTTGAAAGCAATAAACAGCTAAGAGATTCTGTCCGTGAGGGCGTACAAGAGCGCAAGAAGGGTCTTGAGTCCGTCAAAGAAAGCACTGCAGCTCATCAAAAATTAGCTGATGAAATTATTAAGCTAGCAGCTAAAGAAAACAAAACTGCAGGCGAAAAACAAAACTTAAAAAATAAGATTGATCAGCTTAACGGGTCTATTGACGGCTTAAACTTGGCCTACGATAAAAACTCAAACTCTCTTTCGCACAACGCAGACCAGATTAAGTCACGCATTAGCGCCATGGAAGCAGAAAGCACATGGCAAACAGCACAACAAAACCTGTTAAATATTGAACAGAAACGTAGTGAGATTAGTAAAAAGCTAGCTGAAAATGCTGAGCTACGTAAAAAGTGGAACGAAGAAGCCAATGTCTCTGATTCCGTCCGAAAAGAAAAGATTGCCGAGCTTACAGAAGAAGAGGGCAAGCTTAAAAACATGCAGACTCAACTGCAGGAAGAATATAACAAGACATCAGCTACTCAACAAGCTGCCGCAGACGCCATGGCCGCTGCTGAAGAATCAGGATCAGCAAGACAGGTTATAGCGTACGAAAATATGTCAGAAGCTCAACGAACTGCCATAGACAATATGCGCACTAAGTACTCTGAACTTTTAGAGACAACGACATCTATTTTTGATGCTATCGAACAAAAGACGGCATTATCAGTAGATCAAATGAATGCCAACCTTGAAAAAAATAGAGCTGCTACTGAACAGTGGGCTACTAATTTGGAGATTTTGGCTCAGCGTGGTGTGGATCAAGGTATTTTGGAGCAACTAAGGCGCATGGGTCCTGAAGGAGCCACACAGACGCAAGTTTTTGTGGATGCAACAGATGCCGAGCTAGCACCCTTGCAGGAAAACTTTAGAGCAGCCACAGAAACTGCTAAAAATGCAATGGGGAGCGTTTTAGACTCAGCAGGTGTGGAAATGCCAGAAAAAGTTAAAGGGATGGTCACTAATGTTTCTACGGGATTACAGGCGGAACTGCAAGCTGCTAACTTTGCTCAACTTGGCCAAGAAATCCCTAATGGAGTTTCTCAAGGTATAAGTCAAGGGGCAGGTAAAGCAAGTGACGCAAGTGTCAAAATGGGTCAAGAAGTTAAACGCTCTTTTCAAGGAGAGTTGGGTATCCACTCGCCATCGCGAGTATTTACTGAGTACGGTGGCCATATTACTGATGGCTTGAGTAATGGTGTGACAAATGGAACGTCAAAAGTTATGCAAACCATGCAGAGCTTGGCTCAACAGATGTCTCAAAAAGGACAGCAGATTGTTAATGACATGCGTAGCAAGTCGAACCAAATCACAGATGCTTTTAGCACGATGAGTGGCCCAATGCACTCTCATGGTGTCAATGCCATGCAAGGTTTGGCCAATGGTATTTATGCAGGGTCGGGGGCAGCTTTAGCGGCAGCTCAAAGCATTGCGGCACGTATCACCGCAACAATTCAAAGTGCCTTAGATATCCACTCGCCATCTCGTGTTATGAGGGATGAGGTTGGACGTTTTATCCCTCAGGGTATCGCTGTAGGTATTGATGCGGATAGAAAAGTCATTGACTCATCTATGCAAAAGCTAAAAGAGTCGATGACGATTAATGCAACCCCAGAAATAGCCTCTGGATTTAGCGGAGGAGTTGCGGGGATTGCTAATCAGACCACAAATAACTCAAATAACAGTTTTACCCTTAATGTCAAGGTTGATGAATCCGACGGTAATAGCCGCGAGAAATATCAACGCTTATTCAGAGAATTTAGCTGGTATATTCAACAACAACAAGGAAGGTTAGGTGATGTTAAATGACAGCTTTTATCAAGTTTGATGGTAAAAAATCTTCAGATTTTGATTTGAGAATTATTAATGACGTTGAGCATGACTCGTCCTTTTACGATGTTGATCAAGTTAAGGTACCTGGTCGTGATGGTGTGGTTTTAAAGGACAATAAAAGGCTTGAGGCTATTGAACGGTCTTACCCTTTACGTCTATATAGCAAAAGACGACTCACCGAAGTAGAAACTGACATAAGCAATTGGCTGAATGTAAAAGGTTGGAAAGACTTAGAGTTGTCATGGGAGCCTGATTATATCTATAAAGCAACACATATCACCCCTTTTAGCATAAAGGAGGTTTTAAGGAATTTCGGCAGACTGAAAATCAACTTCTTAATCCACCCTATCAAATATTTAAAAACAGGTAAGCAAGAGGTGCCTCTCGTTAATGGCGGTACTCTACAAAATCCCGGCAATGTTCAAGCTAAACCTATCCTAAAAATCAAAGGCACAGGCAATGGTGTTTTAACCATTAATGACTTTGAGACAGGGCTTGAAAATGTGCAGGGCGAGCTTGTTATAGATATGGAAAGGCACCTAGTCTATAAAGATGTCCTATCTGCTTGGGATAATATCGTAAGAACAGAACGCCACCGCATGCCGTTATTTGACGTTGGACAAAATAAAATCTCGTGGACTGGTAGCTTTACAATTACCGCAGTGCCAAACTGGGGGGTTAAAGTATGATACCAGTTTTATACGAGGCTAAAGAGACTAGGTTTAGGACTTTTGGTCTTGGAGAGATTGCAGATGCTTACGAGGTTAAAGTCACTCGTGAGCGTAATGGTAATTACTCGCTATATATCAAATATCCACTAGATGGTGTCTTTGCCTCAGTTTTTAAAGAGGAGATGAAGATTAAGTCTGATGCAGGTCGTAGGACCAAATGGCAGACATTTGAGATTAATCGGGTACTACGAAATAGTAAAGACCACATCGAGATTTTTGCGCGTCATATCTCTATGCGCACACAGGATATTGCTTTAAAACCGTTTGTAAACGGTGCGAGCGTAGGAGCCGAATCAGCTTTAGAAATCTGGAAGAAAAACCTTGTCGGTGATGATAAGTTTGACGTTAAAAGCGACATCTTAACGCTTGGTAGCTTTAACTGGGAAATTGATAAAATCGGCAATGCCCGTGATGCTCTAGGAGGTGTCGCTGGCTCTATCCTAGATGTTTACGGTGGTGAGTACGAGTTTGACAACCGTACAATCATCTTACGCAAGCAAATGGGGCGTAAAGCTCCCACGGTATTGGAGTATGGCCGTAATATCGTCAGCGTAGAGGAGGAGCGCTTGCTAGATGGCAATTACACCTCTATCTATCCTTACGTAAGATATACGCCACAACCAAAACCGCAAGAGGAAACCCCTGGTAAGCCGCATGTAGGCGAGCATAAACAACCCGAAGAACAGCTGGTGACATTGCCTGAATTTATCCTAGATGGTCAATATCTCAGCTTATATGCTCAGCGCAGAATCCAAATGGTTGATTTATCAAGTCATTTTAACGATGACAAAAATAAAAAAGAGCCAACGATCGAAGAAATCCGAAAGCTGGCTCAGAAATACCTTAAGGATAATAACGTTGGTGCACCAAAAGTCAGCATTGAGGTTGATTATATTGACTTGTCACAAACGCTTGACTATCAAGATTTTAGAGTCATGGAAGAGGTTGAGCTTTGCGACATTGTACCACTTTATTATCCAAAGTTTGGCATCACAACTGAGTCTGAAAAAGTCGTTGAGATTGTCTATGACGTCTATACAGATAGCAATCACACAATCAAATTAGGTACGATTGGTCAATCAATCTCTAAAAGTTTGACTGGTGGTGTTTTTGAACGTATTAATGCGTTGGAAAATAATCAGAAGGTAATTACTAACAACCAAAAACAATTTGAACTCAATCTGCCTAAATACCTCAATGACATCAATGGTAAACGCGTTTGGTACGAAAAACCAGATGACAATATTGAGCACAAGATAGGTGATTACTGGTTCGAAAAAAATGGTAAGTATCAGCGCACTTGGATTTGGGATGGCCATCAATGGGTCAAGGTACTAGATACAGAGGATTTAAACCCTAACCAACGGGCCTTTGACGAGGCAATGGCTGAAATCGAAAAAGTCAAAAAAGCGCAAGAAGAAATCAACCAGCGCACCGATAAAGAGCTTGAAGAATTTAGAGCTACCCTCAAAAACCTAGCGTTACCAGAGGAAGCGATTAAAAAAATCACAGAGGCTATCAAAGTTGATGACATCCCGTCTATTAAACAAAGCTTTGATGACCTCAAAAATAGAGTGAGTGAGACAAGCGAAGAATCTCGTTTAACTGCCGAAATTTTAGGAAATAACGGTAAGACCCGCTATAACAAAAATTTGCTGGTTGGCGATCCTAATCGTGTTAAAAAAATTGATGAGGATTACATAGAAGTAGAAGCTAACGACGGTGGTTTTAAGCGTGGCGAGACCTACACGATTAGCTTTAG